TTTTCCTTCGGGTTAAGAACCCATGGGGAGTGGATAGCGGCCCGCTCTCAGGCAGAGTGGGGTTGCTTACTATGCGCTTCATAATAAAAGCCTCATGATCTATGCTGAAGCATGCAATGCAAAAAGACGATAGATGCGCGAAGCTACTCGCATGCCATGCTGGAAACGATGCGGTGTGGCGCGGTCGCCCGGGTCGCGGCGGGCGAAAGTCCCGAAGCCGTGGCGGCGGGGCTTGGGATCAATAGACGCACGATTTATCGATGGTTGAGTTCGTATCACTATGGCGGCGACGACGCCATCAAGGCTAAGCCGGTTCCTGGCGCGCCACGGAAATTAAACGACAAGCAGTTGGCGAAGCTCGCTCGACTGATCCGCGAGCAGACACCGCTGCAGCTGAAATTTGAATTCGCTTTATGGACGTTGGCGATCATCCGGGAATTGATCCGGCGGGAGTTTGGCGTTGGCCTGAGCGAGGTCTCGGTGGGGCGCCTGATGAAGCGGCTCGGATTTTCCCCGCAACGGCCGTTGTACCGGGCCTGGCAACAAGATAGCGCTCTGGTGGAGCGCTGGTGGGCGCAGGATTATCCGAGGATCGCCGCGCGCGCCAAACGGGAGAAGGCCCTGATTTTCTTTGCCGACGAGTCGGGCATCCGTTCGGACCATCATGCTGGAACCACCTGGGCCCCGATTGGCCAGACGCCGGTGGTCAAGGCCACAGGCGCTCGCTATGGCTTCAACATGATCTCCGCGGTCAATGGCTTGGGGCACTTCCGTTTCATGACCGTCGAAGGCAGCGTCAACGCCACTGTGTTCAAGCAATTCCTTGAGCGTCTGATCATCGGCATGGAGCAAAAGATTTTCCTCATTGTCGATGGCCATCCGGCTCACCGGGCCAAGCTGGTTCAACGCTTTGTCGAAGCAAACCGCGAGCGCATCGAATTGTTCTTCCTGCCGCCCTATGCACCTGAACTCAATCCCGATGAACTCGTCTGGGCCCACGTCAAAACCCGCATTGGCAAGAAGACGGTGGAGACCAAACTGCAGATGAAAGCCATGCTCCAGAGCGTCCTGCATCGTCTCCAAAAGCTACCCCATATCGTCGCGGCCTTCTTTCACGCTCCAACGTGCAAATATGCCGCTGCATGAGGCTTTACTAACGCAGCCGTTAGTAAGGTTTTACGATCTCTTTGCACGGACGAAATCCGGGCCAAACTTCTTGCAGCCGATTTGGGTATGTGCCATCAGCTTGCCGAGTTCCATGGGACCGATCAAGCAAAGCTGTCAAGCAACATTAAGTCAGATGAGCTCACGCTGCTCAATCGTCCGGGGCTTTTCGCCTTGCTGAAGGCGAAAGGCATTTCGGTGTCTCTGCCGATTACGAATGAGGAATTGCGGGCGATGGCGCGTGATGCCCTCACCGCGGTCCCTCTTCCGACTGCATAGTTAGCAGACTTCGGATTGTAACAATAGGCGCGCGGTCGTCACACGAGAACACGCAAGCTGGGGTCCAGCTTGCGCGCACGACACTGCACATTACGAAGCGTTCATCACATTGAGTTCCTGGCGAAAGGAAAGTGATATCATGGCATCGCCCTACGATCTCGTCGACCTTGGCGATCTCAAGTCATGGTTAGATGTCGCGGGAACGGATGATGATGTTCTGCTTGGGCAGCTGATCACTCAAATCAGCCGCGCGATTCTCAATATTCTCGATCGGCCATCCATCCGGCCTTGCACGTATACAGAAATATTGGACGGCGGGAATGATACTTCAATTTTGCTCCGGCATTGGCCGGTCAATGCGCTCTTGTCATGTTGTGTGAATGGGGTCGCGATCCAATCATCGCCGCCACTGGTTGCCGGAGCAACCGCACAGGCAGGCTTCGTGCTGGATCCTGCGGATTTTGCGCCGCCGGGACGTATGCAAAGATTGTCGCTGCGCGGCAGAGTTTTTACACGCGGTCTTCAGAATGTCGTGATTTCCTATTCGGCCGGTTACCAAATTACAGGCGAGACCGCACGCGTCCCGAACGGCCCTTTCAAGGTTATCGCACAAGCGCCATTCGGTGCTTGGGCGAGCGACTGTGGTGTAACTTATGCTGATGGTACCAAGTTTCAAACCGTCGCGGCAAATCCCGCGGAAGGACAATATTCGGTTGCAGGCGGTCTTTACACGTTTTCCGGATCGGATGCCGGCGCATCAATTTTTCTGACCTATGGATATGTGCCAGCGGATCTTTCAGCGTGCTGCATGGATTGGGCCGCTGAACGCTATTCCTATCGTGCACGCATTGGCCAGCAATCGAAGTCGATGGGGGGCCAGGAAACAATGTCCTTCATTGTGAAAAATATTCCCGATTTTGTTGTGAGCGCCCTGCAGGCATATCGGCGTGTAGTCCAGCCATGAGCGACTTTGGCTTTGATTATACCGCAGTGCGGGAGGCGATCCTCAACCGCGCAGAGGAGCTGCGGGCAGCACTCGAAGCGCGCATACGAGAAAAGCTCGGTGGCGAACTATTGAGCGTGCGTTCTGGCACGCTTCTGTCCTCGATCATTTCTTCCGTTACTGAGGATGAGTCATCGGTTGCAATCTCGGTGTCGAGCACCGGTATCACCTATGCGGCGATCCAGGAGTTTGGCGGCAAAACAGCGGCGCATGAGATAGTGGCCGTGAAAGGTAAGGCATTGGCTTTCACGGCGGCAGGGGCGGAAGTCTTTGCGAAATCCGTCCACCATCCAGGCTCAATTATTCCGGCTCGTTCCTATCTCGGCAGTGCACTAAACGAGATGGATGACGAGATGAAGCTCAGCTTGAAGCAAGCCGTGCTCGAAGCTTTGGGTCAAGTCTGATCCGTCGAGGCGCGCGGCTGCACTTTGGGGGCAATAATGTCAGTGATTTCACGTGAGGCCGCCATTGTCGCGTTGATGCGTCTCATTGCAAGCGCTTACACATGGCAGACTGGTCCATCGCGCAGGCTTAAGCTCTGGAGTGATGTGCCAGCGGCAAATCGGCCGGCTTGCTTTCTCTTCGAGGGCGGCGCTGAAACTTATGTCTGGAGCGAAGGTGCCGTACCGAAGCGGAGCCTTGAGGTCAAAATCTTTATCTATCTCAATGCGAAGGATCCAGGTATTGCCGGTGCTTCACTTCTCAATAACGTGATGGACGCGCTCGATGCCGCATTCACGCTGACTAGCAGCGATGTCGTCACTGGCCGCAACACCCTCGGAGGAGCAGCCTATCATTGTCGCATCGATGGCAAGCCTTTGAAGGATCCCGGTGATCTAGATGGTGACGCACTTTTGATCGTTCCGGTCAAAATCACTTTGCCATGAAAGAGTCTCTCAGCTGCCGGACGGAATCATAGACCATTGGCATTTTAAAGCTCCTTCATTACTCGCGTCCGGTGTGTGATCCACGTATCGAAAACAAAGCAGGATATGTCGATTGAACCAGATGTTGTTGGTGCGGGCCACGCGCAACCTGTTCATTCAAAATAGTTCAGGAGGTGATCATGTATAGTTTCGGCTCGGGCGTATTGCTGGGTACTCGAACGGATATCCCCAATGCGACGCCAATCAATTTCGGCTTGGTGCAGGAAGTCACGATTGAAGAATCTGCAAGTGTGAAGGAACTCACCGGACAGTTCCAGTATCCTTTGGCCATCGGTCGCGGTGCGATCAAAACGACCGGAAAGGCGAAAGTCGCCCGGATCTCGGGCCTCGCCTTCGCCAATCTCTTTTATGGCGTCACGCCATCCGCCGGGCAGGTTGCGACGGCGTTCGGTGAGTATCACGTTATCCCTTCGTCGGCGACGGTCTCGGCACAGAATGCGTCGAATTTCGCCGGTGACAATGGTGTTGTTTATGCGACGACGGGGTTGCCGCTTACGAAGGTTGCCACGAATCCATTGGTCGGGGAATATGCGGTCGCGGGGGGCGCCTATACGTTCAATGCTGAAGACGCAAACAACGCTGTCCTATTGACCTATACCTATACGATTAGTGGCGCGGGCCAAAATTTCAATATTGCCAATCAGCTGCTCGGTACCACGCCTACTTTCCAAGCGCAGTTCTACACGACTTTCCAGGGGCAGGCGGTTTCCCTGAAACTCAACGCCTGCACTTCGACCAAGTTGAGTTTCCAGACGAAGCTCGAGGATTTCGTGACGCCGGAGTTTGACTTCTCCTGTTTCGCTGACCCGTCGGGCAATGTGATGAGCTGGTCATTCTCGGAGGTCTCCTGATATGCGACCGCAAACGGAAACGATCGCGCTTGGTGAACGAAAATGGCTGGTGCGGCCCTTGACGTTGAAACAGGTGCAAGAGATTGAACCGATCCTGATGGCGAGCGCTGAAACCGCGAATGGCAATGTCGCCGCGGCGATCGCTATCGTCGCGATAGCTCTTCGGCGCGATCACTCTGAAGCCGCGGAGACGCTCACCGACATAGAAGCAACAGCACCTGAAATCGGCGCTGCGATGAGCGCGGTCTTGCGCCTCGGTGGTTTCATAGAAGGCCAGAACCGGGGAGTTTTGAAGGCGGGGGAAGCGTGAGCGGGCGCGATCGTGGCAAAGGATCCGCCCGCATTGATTTCGATTTCGTCTATGCGAGGTTGATAACGTCCTGCGGTTTCACGCCGGCAGAAATCGACGAGATGAGCTTGCATGATGTGCGAAGCCTCTTTGCCTATTGGCGAATTTATCCGCCAATACATGAGATTTTGAAATATGTTTACAAGATCGAGCGCGAGCCTGAGCCGAAGGCTGAGACAAATACGGGTGATCCTAGTGGTATCGGCGGCTTGATTGCACGTTTCCCGAATGGATTGGTGCGAGCGTCGGGTACGTGTTGAACTGGATTGTTCGGTACTGTGTGGACCTGTCGGAGACGCCGCACGGCCGGATATGCAATGCGTTTGGCGGCTCTCGTCTTCTATTCCAGAAAATTCAACATGTTGTCTCGTGCGTTTGGCAAGGCGCACGAGCGGGCCGCAAGATGACGTAGATTGTGGCGGGCAAGATCCTGCTGAGCCTTATGTTCAGGACGCAGACCATGGCCGATGATGTCACTATAAAATTTGCCGCCGATGTGTCAGATTTGCAAAGAGGCATGCAACAGGCGACCAGCATGGTCGATACGACCACCAGCGCATTGCGTAATGGTGCAGCGCAAATCAACGCATCTTTCGTCTCTCTGTCCCAGGCGTCTGCCAACAGCGTTGCGCAAAGGGCGGCCGCGGCACAAAGTGCCGGTGACGCAGAGATGGATGCTGAGAAACAAAAGGAAACTGGACGATATAAAATTGCGCTAGATGGCGTAAAGCAACAAGAGTTGCTCGTCAACGAAGAGGCGCAAACTGCGCAGATCTCCAAGCAGGAAGAACTTTCAAACCTCCTAACACTTGTGAGCCAACGTGAGGCAATAGAGAGACAGCACGTCGCGGTTGTTCAAGGCGCACAAGAGAGCCTGGAGGTTCAAGAAAGCAAAGCCGCGGTCCGGCGACTGGCAATCCAGCGTGACATAAATCAGCAGATCTGTGCGGATTATAAGCGTACATTTGACCAGATCGGAGCGAGCGTTTCGAGTTCGCTCATGGGCATGATCGAGGGACATGAAACCTTTCGGCAGGCGGCGCAGAAGGTTGCCTTGTCGATCGTTCAGTCGTTTATTCAGTCACGTATTCGCCTCGTTGCAGATTGGTCAGCGGGTATTGCCGCCAAGAACGCGATAACGAACGTTGGCGAAGCGGCGCAAACGACAGCCGTTGCAACAGGGACGGCGACACGAACGAGCCTGGAAGCGAGCGCCGCCTCGGCAGGTGCGGCGACGACATTTGCTTCCATTTTGAAGAACATATCGGCCTCCGCGGCGGAAACATTCGCTGGTATCTTCGGTTTCCTTTCACCAATCATGGGTCCCGCCGCCGCTGGACCGGCGGCGGCGGGCGAAGCGACAGTTCGCGCGGTGATGCCGTCTTACGCGGTCGGCGCATGGTCATTGCCGAGCGATCAGATCGCTCAGGTTCACCAGGGGGAAATGATCGTGCCTGCCGGGCCTGCCGCGGCCTTGCGCTCGGCGCTGTCGAATGGCTCCGGCACAACGGGAACCGTGAACGTCCAGCACTCTACCAACTTCAATATCACCACGATGGACGCCCAGGGGGTGAAAAGCTTCCTGAATGCGAACAAGGCGCAGTTGATCCGGTCGATCAATGACGGCGTGCGGCTCGGCGCGCATTTGGGGCTGAGCAAGCTTACTTGAGGAAGTCATGGGCTACATCAAAGGCGTAAACTTGCTGCCTTCGACAGGGGAGTTCACCTATGACACGGTAGCCTATCTCGGGAAGCGCACGACCGAGCCGGGCCTGTCTTCGATCAACCGCTATGCCTCGGGCGGCTCCGGCTCAACGACCGATTACACGCTGGCGCTGAACAATTTGCAATCGGAGCTGCCGGATTGTGGCACCGTGGCTGTTGTCGTCGCATGGTTCGGCGGCTCGACCGACATTTCGGCCGGCTGCCACATTTATCCTTCGACCACCTATATCGGCGGCTCTTTTCAAATCGCGTCTGGCGGCACCGACTACTGGCGCTGCTCCGGCCTCACGCAAAACTCAAGCGGCCTGATCGCAATCCCCTCAAGCGGTGGAACATTTGTCTATGGCGGAACACCTTCGGATCAATCCATTGTCCGCTGTATTCAGGATTTGAATGCGCGCGGGCTCCGCGTTGTCTTCTATCCGTTCATCCTTATGACCGCCTCGGGCTTCCCCTGGCGCGGGCGCATCACCTATGCTCCGGGATCGAATGGCTGGCCGACGGACGATGTTTCGAGCGCGGCGACGCGCGCGGTCAATGCCTTCCTTGGCTCGGCCTCGACCGGCCAGTTCTCGCGGGACTACACGAACTTCACGGTCGGCTATTACGGTTCCTCGACCGACTGGACCTACCGTCGCATGATCCTGCACTATGCGAACCTGTGCGTGATCGCGGGCGGCGTCGATCTCTTCTTGATTGGTTCGGAATTTCGCGGGCTTGAGTCCATTCGCGGGCCGGCCTGGACCAAGGCGGGTGTGACCGGCGGCGATGGCAAGGTCACATGGGATTATCCATTCGTGAACGGCCTTATCACGCTCTCCGACGATGTGCGCTCCGTCTTCGATGGGGCAGGGTACACGAAGGATCTTACCGGGCTCCACAATCTCATTTCGTATTCCGCCGACTGGTCGGCCTGGATGGGCTTACAGCATCCCGGCGAGAACGGGCAATGGCCGCATCTCGACCAGCTTTTCGGTCACACGAATATCGACCTCGTGTCCTTCGACAATTACCTGCCGCTCTCCGATTGGACGACCGGCACCGGCGGGCTCGACGTTTTGAATTGGAGCGCGCCGGCGCCGAACTCCTGGCCACCTTCGGCGCCGAACGCGGTCGGCCTGGGGCTCAGCGGGACGCCGACGCTCTACAGCCTTGCCTATTTGCAGGCGAACATCGAGGGCGGCGAGAAGTTCAACTGGTTCTATAACAACTCGAATAATGACGGGCGGGGCTTCGATCCGAACGGGACCGATTTGCAGGTCTCGCGCCCCGAAGGCGACCGGCTGGCGCAGAACCGCCAGCCCTATTATGCCGGGCAGCAATTACTCGCGAACAAGCAATTGCGGTGGTGGTGGCACAATCCGCACCAAGCGGTCTATGACACCGGCTCAGATTGGGCGCCGCAAGGCCCTTATACCGAATGGGCCGCGCAATCGAAGTCGATCATCTTTGCCGAGTACGGCTTCCCCTCATGCGACAAGGCGACCAACCAGCCGAACGTTTTCTTTGATGCCAAATCTACCGAAAGCGATACGCCTTTTTGGTCCGTTTGGGATTCGGCTGACGGAATGACCTTCCGCCCGCGCAAGGATGACAATCTCTATCTCCTCGCCTTGCAGGCGATCTATGAATATTGGTTCGTCAACGGCAATAATCAGACCTCGGGCGCGGGCGTCGTCATGCTCCAAGAGGCTTTCTGTTCGGTCTGGAATTGGGACGCACGGCCGTTCCCGGCCTTCCCGAACCTGACCGGCACCTGGGGCGACGCGGGCAATTGGCCGTCCGGCAACTGGCTCGGCGGCAAGGGGCCGTTCATCACTCCGCCGGTTCCCGATGCGCCACCTTCGCCGCCGTCCTATCCCGCCTTTCCGACGATCAACGGGCAGGGGTGGAGCGTCCATTATCGCCCGGTCTTCACGACCGCGATTGCCGGGCATGTGAGCGGGCGGGAAAGCCGAGTCTCTCGCATGGCGGCACCGCTCTTCGAGATCGAGTTGACCTATGACCTCTTGCGCATGGACGTGACGGCGGACCTGCAAACCTTGATCGGCTTCTACAACGAGATGCAGGGCCAGGATTCGGCCTTCACCTTTCCGGTGCCGGCGCCGCTCGGGCAGGGCACGACGTTGCTGTGCCGGTTCGCCGAGGACAGCCAGGACCTCGAAGAGTTCATGAACCGGCTCTTTCTTCTGCAATCCTTGAAACTGAGGACGGTGCGCTCGTGACCACGCCTCCAAACTTTCCTGTTCTCAACGGGCTCGGCTGGTCGGTTCACAAGCGGCCGACTTTCTCGACACGCGTCGCGGGCCATGTCTCGGGTCGCGAGGTTCGGCTGCCGCTCTATTCAAACACGCTCTACGAATTCGAGCTGACCTATGATGGGCTCGATTCCCTCGGCGGCTTTCCGGGCCTTGGCGCCAATTCGCTGCAAACGCTGCTCGGGTTCTACCTTCAATGCCAGGGGCAATATGGGACGTTCCTTTACACCGACCCGACCGATAGTGCCGTGACCGGGCAGGCGATC